CTCTATTGTCCTACGCTCACCTATAATATTTAAATCATATTCAAAGTCATTATCAAATATTTTATAGCCTAATTTTTTACATCGTTCTAAAATCGGTGGTAACATCTGCCCCCCCTTAAAATGCTTTGTCATTATTTATATAGTTAACTTCAATTTCTAGTACAAATTCCCAATTCGTACCTGTCCATTTTTTAGATAATATTTGGGCTTTTTGCTCTTCAATATATATATCTAAGTCTGTCAATAGTATAACATCTCCCACCCTTAACCAACCATAAACACCATGGGCATTGTAGGTAATTGATAATCTGGGCATACTATATAAGCGTATATAATCTGTAGCAATTCTTGAAGCTGTGTAATAATCCATAACAAAATTTAGGTTTATAATCTTTTCACGCTTGCCATATTTTGATATGCTTACTTTGCTATATTGGCTCATAATTTCATTATTGATACTTTTCATTTTATTAGGTCTGTCAGCCCCTACATGTATTGTACTCTTATATCTTTGTCCTCTACCAATCCAACCAAATCTAACCTGTACAGTGTTACATAGGTCTTGTGGTTCTGTTATTGGTGTAATAGCTCCTGCCCTGTAAAACATATCTCCTGCTGTGATTGTGTCTGTAGGGTCTATGTTGTCAACAATAAGCATGTTTAATCTGGGTGATATGCCATCTCTCCCCAACACTACCTCTACAGGCAGAAAGGGTAAAATCTCCCTTTGTAGCCATTCAAGACCTGTGACTTCATCATCTTGTAACACTCCTGCTATTTTATACTCATTTAAGATGCCTCGTACATTATACCAAGCATTAAAATCTATCTGTATACCAGATGTAGTTAAAGCCCACATGCAAACATCCCCAGCACCTTCTAATATCCCATCTCCATACGGATTTAAAATGCCCCCATAATCAGAAGTAGGTAGGGTGTTATGTAGACAAACCCAATATTCTGTACTTACATCTGTCCTAGGGTCTATAATAGTACTGCCAGGGGGTACACTTACTTTTGAATATTGGTATTTTTCATTATCTAATCTTGTAACGCCTGCAATTATATTAGCTGTCACTATGTTATTGTCATCATCTTGTATTTTTGCTGTCTTGCTCATGATATGATGACTGGCTATATAAAAGTAAAAAAATACACCTACTGGGGGTTTATTTTCAGACCCCCCATAATATGCAGGCACATTATAAAGTTCTTTGTTGTTGTACCACATACTACTACCAATAATTACAGGTAGTTTTTTTCCTTCGCTCCTATCGTCAAATGTTGCATCTTCATCTACATCTTCATCTAATACATAACGCTGGTTTATACTCGCAAGCAGTGGCAGACCTGCTACCACGCTTCTACTTTCTAAGCTAAACTCTACATATTCTGGGGGTCTGTCTGGGTGTCCATAAATAGGCTGTGATACTATGCCCTGTGCTAATACTGTACGGTCTTTGTAGAATTGCTCACCCTGTAGCAAAAAAGATAATTCACCTGTAGCCCCTTCTATGGTGTTTCCTCTAAACTCCTCAAAACTTATATTTACACCATCAAAAAAAAGAGCAAATGGGATGCTTTTATCTTCTATATCTACACCTAACAATTCAGTCTTTTCTATATATTGTGGGTTGTCCAGATACATTATAAAAGGTAATATCTGCCCGTCATCCTCTAGGTATACAGGCTCTGTAGCAAATCTATATATAATGCTACCCCATACCACCTCAAGTAAAAATACAGGTTTTTTATTGATATAATCAGAGCGTGACAACATTTATACAATTTCCTCAAGGGTTATTGTACTCACCCTAAATACTTCATTTTGTAGCTCATCCCCTAAAACACTTTCTATAGATACATCTGATGTTAATATAGATAGCATCTGTTCATCTTGTCGTTTTAGAGTATAAGATAGTATAAATCCTGATGTTCTCAAAACCTTGTTTATTTTTGGAAGATATACCAAAGGGTTTTTTGTACCTTGTAATTTATCAAGTATTCCAAGCATTAAAAGTGGTACATCATTTGCTGTAGATACTGGGTCTGCTGTGGCTAAAATACCTGACCAGTAATCAGGGTCAACAGCAGTACCAGATATGGTAGTAATGTCTATAGGGTCACTCCATGATAATCTAACTCTTTTTTGTGTTGGTCGTATGTTTCTTGTATATCTAACACCATTTAAAAGCTGTTCTGTTATTGTGCCCCCATTTGCTGATATGGTACGTCCTCTGCTGTATTGCTGTCCTGGTATGACGACAGAACCAATAGATATTAGACTACATTCTATGTAGTCCTCTGGGGTCTTTGTTGTCATAAAATCTATTCTAAGTTTATCATATTGATAATTGCCATTCATGTACATTAAAATTGTCACAGCATTGGGAATTAAATCTGCTTCTCTATCACTTACCCCCCCTGCTACTGGTATTGTTATTCCCTTCTCTAAAAAGAAAACAGGTTTTTTGGTTGTGGCACTGGTTAAAGTTCCTTCCGTGTTGCTTACAACTCTTGTATATATTGTGTCTGTGCCATCTGTCAGTTTGATTACCCATCCTGCACACTCATTATACTGTATGTATTTCCCTGTTATTGGGTTATTTGAATTTGGAATAATAGAACCTGCTTGGACATCATAATTAAAAGTGCCTATGCTTGTATCTGTTGCTACTCTTTCGACAAATGCCCCTGCTCCCTGTTGGCTAAATATTTTTATCTGTTGGCAATTGATGCCCTGTAAATGTACTGCCATAATTGCAGACCCATTAAAGGGGCTACCATTTGCATCTACAATAGAATTAAATGCTATCTGCTGTGTAGGTACTAAAGAACCAGGACTAACAGAAGCAGAACGCCAACCAGTTTTTATAGTTGGCTGATTTTTGTAAAAGGCATTTTTAATACTAAAATCATAGCGTGGTTTAATTTGGTATTCGTCCTCTAATTTAGCGGGGCCATTTACTGTGGTAATTCGTACACCATCTGCAATGTATGTAAATTTGCCTGTAGGTGGATAATTCATAGCCGATAAATCAGGGATAGTATCTGCCATTTGTAATCCTGTTTGGCTACCACTGCATACCATAAATTCATAAAAAAATGTATTTACTGTGCCTGCATATACACCATGTCCAAATTTAGCCGTACCACCTGACAGACCCCCACCCCCTGTGGCTAATGTAGATGTTGACCCTACTTGTACAAAAGTTTTATAGTGTTTGCTTGTATCTGTACAAATAAATATTTTAGCATCGTTATTAGATATTGCTAATATAACCTCGTTTATTCCTGCACCAATTGTAGTGTTGGCTATTGACCCACCACCATGCATGTCAATCATATATATATTTGTATTGGTAATTCTGGCTATTACGCCATATTTGTTAGCCCCATCACCTATTTCTAAGCTATAAAACCTGCCGTCTGCTGTACTGCTACCACCAAAAGTGCTATCAAATCTGCCCCTACAAATTAAACCCTCTTGTAATGTTGTAGTATAGGATGCTGTAAAAAATTTACTTGACGTGCTTGTAGTATCTAATTTGTACCTTCCTTGGTCTATAGTTTCTGCTGGTATACCTGCTGTGGTTGCTGTAAACTCACTTATTGTATCTGGTAGGTTATATGGTAAATATGTTGTGTCATATGTTATTTTTATGTATCGGTCTTTTGCATCATCTAAAAAAGGATAGGTTAAAGTACTGTAGCCCCCCATATATATACAGCTCAAAGTATTATCTATTGCCAATGCTGTATCGAAGTTGTGACCAATCGCAATGCGACCACCTACGGCACAACCCTGTATATTTATAGGTCTTTGTATTGTACCTGCTGAATCTTGTATCTTGTACCAATCTGATGTACTAAACCCATCTGCCATATAATAAAATGCTTGGTTATCAAGACTGTACATACTTACATATCTCTCTTCATTGGTTAATTGACATATCCTAAAATACAAATATATTACATCATCATCATCTATAACCAATGCCAATTCGCCACCTTCTATATCGTTTACAGAGGCATTTATAGACAAAGGAAAAGAGCCAGAATTTAAATATGCAACGCTATAAAGTACGGCATTTCTAGCAGTAGCAATAGGGAAGAAAGCATGAGGTATTACCATAGTATGTAACTCGTTACTATCTGCAATGTATGATACAAAATAGCTATCTTTATATATTGCTAATCTAACTTTATGAAAACCCTTTTGATAGTCATATGTAGAGGTTACTTGTGTAAATGTTGCCCCCCCGTCTATGCTAGCATATTGCAATAATCTGTTTTTTGGGTCTGTAGCTGTACCATATCTGGTCTCTACTGTCATGAGTATTTGACCATTTAGAGCTTGTATTTGTATACCTTCAACTGTGTACTGCCCTGTACCTGTTCCCAAATCATATACATCATCTATACACCTATCACTATATTTACTCCAATTTTGACCATCGTCAACACTGCGATATGCTAAAAAATTCATCTTACCTACAGCAGATACAGAAGAGCCAGAAGCAATATTAAAAATTAATAATATGCTGTCATCTGGTAATATACACATGGCTGTGAAAGTTGTTGGGGTTGTGATACCACCAAATATACTTGGAATGTTAGCTACTGTTACATCTGTATAGCTGTCTGTATCTTCTGTGCCTTTATATACCTTTATTTTAGGGGTTACAAATGTTGGTTCATTGGCATAGGCAGATATTAAAAGTGTACCGTCTTTTAAGCCTAGCATAAAAGGATTTAAATATTTATTAGATACAGATGGAGACCATTTTACAATATCATAATTGCTGATATTGCTTGGAAGCTGTCTGCCTATATCAGGTGAGGTAGTAGCATTATCTACCCATACAAATTGCCCGCCTGCTGTGGGGTGTCCTGCTCTCTCTGTTTTAATTTGTAGGTCACTTGTAGATTCTTGTATCCCTGTAGCCCTTAATAACATCTCTGTGGGTTTATTGGGTATTGGGTCTCCTGCTCTGTTGCCCTGCTGGGTATATACGCTGTTTGCATCGTCTATGCTTGTATGGTCTATGTCATGAGGTATCAAAAACCCTCTTAAAAAATTTGGTGATACTTCTGAACCCATAATTAATACCTCGTCTGAGACTTATTATAATTTATTCTGCCTGCTGTTGTAGATTGTTTTATAAATCTGTCAAAATGTTTAAAGGGTTGCACTACTACCACCTGTCCTGCTGTGCCCCTTTCTTGTAGTCTTTGTATACCTTCCTGCCCGCCTATTCTTTCTGTCGTGGCTCTGTCTAATACTGCCTCTCCCTGCAATACTCGTACCATGGTCTCATCTGGTCGTAATCTATCGTTATTTCCAATCATACCCCCCATGTCTGCTGTTGGGGGTGACTGTGCCATGACTGTACTTGTTTGTGCTGCCGCACCTGCAATTATGGCGGCAATTTGTGCCCCTCTTATTCCTGGGGGCAAAGCCAATTTTGATGCTATCGCTTTTGATGCTTCAAATGCAATATTTGCAATTGCTGACGCTTGCGATAATTTAAAAAGTTTCTTTTGTGCTTCTGCATCATTTTTAAATATATTTTGATTTAGAGTTATTGCACTGTCTGCAAATCCTGTAATCGCATTTGTAAACTCATCATAATTTTTTAATCTAGTTACTCTTTCTTTTTCTTCTCTGTCAAGTTCTTTTTTGTGTGCCTCTTCTCTTAGCTTTTCTATATTTTCAATAGCTTCTATTCTTTTCTGTGTGCGTAAATCTTCAATTTCTTGTAGTGATTTTGCTGTGTCTTTTTCTAGCTGAGAAATTAATAATCTTTCCTCGTCTGTTTCTGCTAATACTTTTGATTTTTCTATTTGTGACAGTAGAGAGCTTTCTTGGTCTTTTAGAGCTTGTAATTGTTGTTCATATTCAAATTTAATTACAGCCTCGCCCCCTACTCTTTTTGCTGTCATTTTATTTATATCTTGCTGTGCTTTTATACCTTCTGCTGTTACTCTATCAATACCTCTTTGTATTTCTAATAATCTAGCCTGCTGTGCTTTTAACTCTTCATTATTATCTTTTTCTTTTTCTTGTTCTTTTCTTCTTTGTTCTGCAAGTCTTTTTCTTTCTGCTTCCTGCTCTTTTAATTCTTCTGCTTTGTCTTTTAAGCTAATTAATTGCTCTGCTTGCCCTGCATAGTCTAAATTTACCTGTTCTTCTAAGTATGCCCTTTTTACTGCAAACTGCTCTAATTCAGCCTCTAACTTTTTTATCTGTTCTTTTTTTTCTGCTCTTTTAGCCAATTCTGCTGTGATACCCTCTGAGCCTTTACGATTTTGTATTAAATCTTGCAATTCGTCTTTGGTCATTTGTAGTATTCTTTCTTTTATTTTTTGTTCACCTCGCAAAGCATCTACACGCTCTTGGGCTGTGTTTTTTAATTCCTCTGCTATTTTGTTTGCCTCTATCTGGTTTTTCATACTTGCAAATTCTGCTTTGCTTATCTCCCCAGACAACATAGCTACCTCAGCCTGTGCCATGTTTAGTTCTGCAGTAAAAGCACCCAAAGAACCAATTGTATCTTCTTGTATTTTCTTATAATCTTTTAATTTTTGATTTAATCTTTCTTGTTCTTCTGCTAATTCTTCTGCTGTTTTAGCTGCTCTTTCTTGCTCTGCTGAATACTCAGACATCACATAAGCCGCCGCACCTGCTACTATCGCAAATGTAGCAAAAGCAGGGTTTATAAATTTGCCTATTCCTGCCAACGCTTCAAGACCCCCTACTGCATCTGCTGTGGCTGTTGCCATACCTTCAAGTTCTGGGTTGAGCATCCCTACAGCACCTGCTATCTGCCCCATGACGCTTCCTACGTCACCTGCACTGTCATGCAATTCGTCTACTTCGATTGTAGCCTTTTTTGCTGACAACTCTATTTTTTTCATGCTCTTAGCACTTACATTACCTGCTTTTTGTGCTGCTCTTTCTGTCTGTTTAAGCTGTTTATTCAGCCCACCAATCATTTCTTTTATCTGCTTCTCAGATAATTTACCCCCTTGTTTTAGGGTCTTGGTTAGCTGTTTTATGTCTGCTCTATAGGATATTTCTACACTTTTATTTACATCTGCCATCACTTCACCTTTTTAGTTTCGTCTAATAGTGCATCTGCTAATTCTTGAGCTACGTCATTTGCCTTACGCTTTGCAGGCTTCCATAATAATTCATTGGATACTCTAGCCCCTAAAGCATAGGGAAGGTCTGTATCTACTCCTACTTTTATTGCCCATGCGTATGGTGCTGTATTACCTACAACAGACTCTAATGTATCTGTACTAAATACAAATCCTGTATACAGCTTGTTTTTACTGTCTTTGCTTGTTACCCTAAATTCTGGGGGTCTAAGTTGCCCCTTTTTTTGTAGATTGTAAGACATAGCCAAAGCACGTTTTAAATTGTATTTATCGTCTTTTTTGCTTATCTCTCTTGCTGTCATTCTAACTTTGCCAACTTGTGACAATGTAGCTGTAGATACTTCTTTTTTTACTGGCCATCTGTTATAAGCATCTGTATATATTTCCTCTGTAGTAGATTCTAATATCTCTCTTGTGTCCTGTGGAATGGCTTTTAATACTTCTGTAAAAATAGAGCTTGAAGTATCATCTACCTCTATTGACATATTACCCTTTTTAATTCTTATTTTTCCCATAATATGCCCCCCTATATATTGCTCTGTCTTTTCTGTCTTCTAAAATCTTACGCTGTAATTTTAATTTTCTTTCTTTCCTTTTTTTAGCATCCTCAAAACTTAATCTATACTCAGCCAATACTATTTTTTTATCATCATCATTTAATTTGCTGAACCAAAAAGGCTCTTGCCCCCAATGCTTAGATATTTGTAGCCCTAAATAATCATAGTATCCAGCACTGGATATTAAAAATTTGCAGTATCTTCTACCTCTTTCTCTGATGGCAGAGCAGAAGACATTAACAATAGACATTTTTTTCCCTTAACAAATATATCTGTGGGCTGTACACCAGAATTTAAAAATGCCTCTAAGGCACTAAACCCATAATCTAGGGGCTTACCCTGAGAAGGTCTGTAATGTGGTATACCGTCAATTTGTGAGCAGACACCCATAGACCCTGCACAAAGCTGTATAAGCTGTGCCCTGTCTAGTTCTCCTGCCCATAGTGCTACAAATTGCATACATACCCCAAGACTATTTGGTCTTTTAAATTGTATTTCTTCAAGATTCATGTCGGTTTTACTCCTGTTTTTATGTGTATGTTAGACCGTTAAAACATTCAAAGTTTACGGTTATTTGATTTGGGTCGCCCTCTGCAAATGAAGCTGTGCAAATACAGGTATCAAATGTGGCTATAGTATCCCCATCTGCATCTCCAACAGCATTCCCATCTACCTCAAAAATAATATTGATTGTGTACTCATCTGTAGCTACTGCTGATGAGGCACTAACATTACCACTATATGAACCTGTCTTATTTATAAAGTCAAGTACTGAACCTGCACTACTAGAGGTGAATTGACGCATGTAAATAGTAAATGACCCTGTTATTGGTTGGTCGTCGCCTTTTCGTACACTTTTAATTGTACCTCTATCACGAATTACAATTCTATCTGATTTAACTTGGTCAAAAGAAAAATTACCTTCTTCATATTCTACGGTTAATGATACTGGGGTGGGGGATGTGCCGTCACGTAGTTTTATAATTCCATCTCGACGAACTTTGGGGGCTGTTGAATATGCCATGGTTTGCTCCTGTTATAGTGTGTGTAAAATTGTAAATTCTAAAGTTGTTATCATAAAATCCATACTATCTGGTATGTCTCTTGTGCTTCTATTATATCTCACTTGCATCCCTGCTTGTACTGTTTGATAGCTTTGTAGTACTGCTGTAATTATGCTTTGCTCATCTGTCATACTTGCATCATAATCTACTATAATATCTTTCGGTCTTAGACGGTAGCAAAAAAGAACACGACATGTACTGCTTACATATATTGTGCCCCTTCTCTGCCTTTCTCCTTCATCGTTTGTGGTTTGCATGTCTACTGTAAAACCTTTATGGCTTATAGTATTTGTTATGCGTCTAAAATATTGAGGTGGAAAAGGTACAATTTTATAACCTGCCACTGTCTCTACTTGGTTTTGTACAGCTTGTCTCACCTGTGCAAAAGTTGCCATGTTACCACCTGCTACGTCTACGCTTATACATATATGGCCCTGGTCTATTTAGATATATTGTGGGCTGACTAGCTTTGCGTTTATTTGCCTCTTCTGGTTTGCCTGTGTGGTCTTCATCATAAATAAAATTAATTACTGAAAACTCATCATTATAAAGCCTGTAGTGTTCCTGTGCCAGCTCTAAATACCTAGAGCCTGCATTTTGTGACATGCCAGAATGGAAGTCTCTAAAAATCAAATATAGGCTTAGGTGTCTGTGTGCCTCGCTAAATGCTTCTGGGGATGTTATCAAGTATTCATACCCTGCACCTATGGTTCTAATCCGTCTAATGATTGTATACCAAGCACTGTCTATATATCCCTGATATGATGTAATGCTACTAGGTCTAAGCCCTGCAAGGTCTGTATATACCTCTTCTAAGTCAGCATCTGATATAACAGGGTACAAACGTTTACGGACAATTGCCGCCATGCGTCTAAATGTAAATACAGCCCCTGCTATAGTACAATTAAACTCTTGTACATAACCCTCACCCAAATCTAATTGACTATTTAGCTGTGTTATTGTATGGGTATAGGACACAGTACCAGAACCCAATACAGTACAAACACCACCCTCTACTATATACTGATTATCAGGTTTTAGTATGCTGTATGTTGCACTGGTTGGTATAATTTGTGAACCATCACGATATATTTTAAGCTCTGTAGTTTGTGATTTTTCACGCTCTAAAAGCTCTGTTATACGTACTCTGGCACTATATGGCGTTGAACTAGTCATTTTTTATCTATGCCTGTTGAAATAAAACGCCCCAATTATCACCATCACAAACTACGCATGCTGTTTTGCCTGCTGCTAAACCACCACCACCAATTATGGGGTTGCCTTCTGCATCTTGTATAACAAATGGGTGTCCACTTGAAGCACTATTTTTGAACCAAAATAATGCACCATTTCTTTTTGCTGGTGTTTTTATGGTTGCTGATGAACCTTTATTATTTGTAATAATTTGAAAAGTACTATCACTGTATGACATATCTAAGTCACCTGTTATCGTTTCAATATTTACCCCGTTCTTATATTCAAAATGACGAGCGATTTTAAAAGCTTGTGTGCTGTTATATGATTTTGCCATGCTATCTCCTTAAAGATTACCCAATATGGGTCTATGGTTATTTTTTATGGTTAGATTTTTGTAAATGTGTTCTTAGTTGGTTTTGTGCTTGTCTAAATGATATATTTTTTCCACTCTTTCTGCTGCTGTCCAATAGTCTTTTTGCTGTTCTGTCAAATGCTTTTTTTTCATTATCATAGCTCATAGTGTTTTTCTCCATTTTTTACTACATCCTGCATGGCTGTGTTCATATCATTGTAGATTTTTTGTAGTCCATTTAATTTTGCTGCTATTTCTGGTATATGTTGATTGCGTGTATGCCTTTCAATTTGTCTTTTTACGTCAATCATTTTACGTTGTAGAAATGTTTTATGTGGAAGTTTTATAATATTATCAACCATTAAAGATAATCGCCATTCTTGAAACTTTTTATGATTAAATGTTTGTACCAAATCACCGCCTATATTTTCAATCTTTGTAAATATATCAGCCCAAAAACTGCCCTTCCTTGCTGGATATTTGCGTAAATAATCATGCTCTGCTGGTGGTATAATAGTCCAGCCTTTATCGGTTAGCCTTGTTCTTGTGTGGCTACTGTCTGGATTTGCTGTGTATCCTCTGCAGCCGTTAACTCCTGGTGTCTCTGTGTGTGTGTGCAGTGCAGGTAGCCATACAGGTTTTTGTATTGTCTTTGTGCCTTTGCCTGCTTTTACTTCTACATCAAAATAGCATAGCTCCCAGTTTTTGGGATGATGCTTGTAAAAAAAACGGCTGTTTCCTTTGACAGGTAATACAATTTGCTGTTGTGCTGTTGTTTGCCATGGTTGGGCTATGTTTTCATAATTCATAGTGTCGGTATCCTTTTTTTTTGTGTTTGTCGGTTCTTAAATAAAACTGTAGAGGACAGGAGAACCGACATGTAACCAATCCCCTACAGAACAAATAAAGTTTTTTTTAGGTTGTACTTTTAATTAATACGCCTCTATCGTCATCAATTACAGAAATACCCAAATAGGCATGACCTATAATAGATGTAAGAGCCTTTGACCCTGTACGCTCCATCTCGACAAGAACTTTACCCATTTGCATGGTATCTGATGCCCCTGGAAGAGAAGCTGGTACGCCATCTGCATAACCCAAAGCACCTACACCAAACATAGCAGATTTATATTCTCCACCTGCATTTTTTACATGAGATGATTTATAAACATCTACTCCAAGCAAGTTACCTACGTATCCTGGCCCCTTTGCCAATAGCATGTCTTGTGTTGCTGCCATGTATGATATAGCGTTACCTGTTTCATTTCTTAAAGAATCTTGTAGTTCTGTAAGTGCTACAGGGTGCAAAATGCTTGCAAAGGGTGCAAGTGCCCCTCTGTTACTAGATGCTTTTTCTAATTGGAAAATTGCAGAAAAGAAATTATCTACTGAGAATTGAGTACCTGCCGACCCTACAAAGTTTGTAAAATCGTCTATAGCATCTCCTGTTTTGTCTGCAAATGATGCCTCGTAAGAACCTGCCATGCTTTGTGCAAGTCTAAACGGGTCAATATCAGAACCACCAAAGCCAGTCATACTAGCAAGGTCTGTCATTTTGTACATCAAAACCAATCTTGCTACGATAATATCTACATGACTATCTGTAAAATCTTGGGTAGTTGCTGCCGCCCCTTCATCTGCTGGTGTTTCAAATAAATCGTAACCGTCAAGCCCCGCTTTACGTACTCTGATTGTATCAGAACCCATGCCATTAATTGAACCTGCATAACTGATAAATTGACTGTTTCGTAGATTCTGTGTGTCTCTAAGTAGTAGATTAATTTCTTGACTTATCATAGCACTAAGTCGTAAATCACCTTCTAACTTTTGAAAATCTGTATCATTTAATCCAAAGGATATACCTTTACCCATTTTGTACCTCTCTTTTTTTGTTATAATTATTTATGTATGATAGTAATAATTATTATATTTTGGCTCTGCTGTTGACTGGTGCGACCATACAAAATACGTAAATTAAAACTTATTTTAAAATGTATAATCTAGTATATCATAAAATCAAAATATAATTGTATATTTTTTTGGGGATACCATCATGAGCAAAAGACCAAATTATAATAGTATCACCATGCAAAGATGCAAACACCTTTTAAATGAAGCTTATAACCTACAAGATGAAGGGATAGAAGCAGAAGCCATCATGCGTATGGCTATTTTTATATCTGTTGTTTTTGCAGAAAATAGTAACTTAACACCAGATGAATATATAGATATAATCCAAGATACATGGGAACGTATGTACAAAGTCATAGATGATACAAAATCAGATAGTACAATATGGGTATCTACTGAGCCAATCACAGAAGAAGAACAATAAAAAACCCCCTTAAAAAAGGGGGTTAGTGCAACTATATATTTATTTACCTCTATACATTATCCCAATAATGAATTAAAATATTGTCTCCATCTGCAAGATTAGCACCAAATGTAATTTTGCCTGTGCTTCCTGCCCCATCGTTGGCTACAGTAAAACTATCTGAGTCAGAAGCAGAACCACCCAAAGCAGTTTTATTAAGCATTGCCAAACCATTTTTAAATACCAAGACACCTGCCATTGCATTAGCTTCTAGGTCTCTAGCTAAATCAATACCCTGTGTGCCACTCCCTGATACTGCACTTAATTCTTGGTAGAATTTAAAACCTGTTTTGGCTATTGTAATTGCTCCATTTGCTACTTTTGCAGTAGTACATGCGTTGGTGGCTAGTTGTGTTGCTCCTACTCCACCTGCTTTTATTTTTACTGCTCCTGATAAAGAGCTTTTTTCAATTGTGCTATCATCTACTACTACCTGTATATCACCATCAGTAATAGATAAGCCACCTTGTGATTTTAAAGTTACTTGAACCTCATTATCGCCATTGATGGCTAACCCATCACCCACCTCTACTTCTAAGGCATTGGTAGAAGCATCTAAACTTAAACCATCCCCAGCTACATTAGAATTTAATTTTACTGCTGTTACTGCACCATTGGCAATTTTTAAAGCGTTTACTGCACCTGCTGCTATTTGGGCTGTATCTATTCCAAGACTTGTAACCGCTAAAGTATCACCAGATATAGAAATAGTAGAAGAATCTACATTTACTGATAATGCAGTACCTGCACCACCTGCAAGACCTGCACCTGCTACAGATGATGCTAATTTATTTTCGTCAACATTGGCATTTGCAATTTTTGCTGTTGTTACTCCAAGTGCTGTTAATTCTGTAGTTCCAATTGCACCTGCAGCTACTTTGGCCGTTGTAATTGAATCATCATTTATTTTGGCCGTGGTAATTGCTGAGTCATTTATTTTAATTGTTGTTACTGCATTTGATGATAATTGAGATGCACCAATCGCTTTTACTTGTAAAACTCCTGCACTTATCTCTACTGTAGTATCATCTACATCTAATGTTAAGTCACCTTCTGACGATGTAACACCACCACCAAAACTAATTTCAATATTATCACTATCAATTATTAAACCATTACCAACATTGGCAGATATTGTATTTCCTGATTTGGCAAGACCTGCACCTGCTGTAATTTGTCCAAGACCCGTAAATTGAACAAATGTTACATTGTCACTACCAAGATTTGATATTTCATTTGTTTGTATAAAACCTTGGTCTGCTGATGCTGTACCTGATTTTACAAAGATTGCTAAACCGTTTAATTCACTTGCTGCATTAGCATCCGATGACCTAGTAAGAGCAGACCCGCTACCATTAAAATCATATACCCCATTTTGATTAGCTGTACTTTGGTCTTTTACTAGTAGTCTTTGTCCACTAGATAATTGGATACCATCAAATGTATCTGTGCCTGGATTAGCTAAATTAATATTTGCTGTTGAAGCTGCTACAGCTGGCTCTTTCCAATAAACACCACCACCCACAATACCATCTAAATAACTTTTGCAAACTGCATCATTATCATCACTTGGAGTACTTGGTACTCTAATTGTACCGCCTGAGAAATCCCATGTTGCTGTTAAGTCTGCTTTAGCTGGTGTAACTCCATTGTTAGCAATTTTTGCCGTGGTAATTGCAAGACTATCTACTGCTGCTGTATCTACAGCACCTGCAACTATCTTTGCTGAGGTTACGCAATCTGCAGCTAATTTGTCTGCTGATACTGAACCGTCAATTATTTTATCTGCTGATACCGCATTGTCTTTTATTTGTACCCCTGTAATTTGTACAGCCATTTTCTATCCCCTTTTTTTATAATTAATTAGTAATATGTGATTATACCTGTACGTAATCAACTAATAAAAAGTCACCTGATACAGCAGTAAAAACAGTTGTAAACGTGTTGCTACTGGTTTCTGTAAAGCTTGTGCCTCTTACTTGTCTAACCCCGTTATGATATACACGTAGTGTACCACCTGCATAACTATTGGCAAGAGTAAAAACTGTTCTTTCCCCATTTATTTCTGATGTTATATTTTCTTCCGTCAAATCATCACCCGTCTGTATTTTTGGATATATAAAAACTGCCATGGTTATAGTTCCTCTAACACTACAACTACAGAAGCTGTACCACTTTGGGAAGCAACAAAGACACTTAACGCACGGGAATTACCTCGACCTATTCTAACTTGGAAAGCATTATTAGCAGGTACAAACATTTTATCTAATGGCATTGCCTCACCATCTGTACATCCATTTTGACCCACAAAAAGAGCAGAAGCAGAAGAACCAAAAGTAACTTGTGTTACTTGGCTAGGTAATACTATTTCATAGGCTGTAGTATTGACTGTGATAACCTTGTAATATGGGAAGGTCTGTTGTCCTGTTAAGTCCAGTGCCATGTTATCCTCTTGTGTGTCTAGCTCGCCACTGTTTGTGTATTTCTTCCCTGTTTTGTGCATACTCATCTACAGACATAGATACAGCCCTACGCAATAAATCAGGGGTTTGTTGTGCTGGCTTTGCCCCATTGTTTACAGCAGGTGGCATGTATCGTTGTTGCTCTGCTTGTGGTTCTAGTATTGCCTCTGTAGATTCTTGTACTTGTTGCACTGCTTGTGGCTCTGCATTTAAATTCTGCAAATGTGGTCTTAATACTGCTGGGGCTTTTGTTGGGTCTGCTACTGCTTGCTCTAACCAATCAGTCAATGGTATCTGCTCTTTCTTTCCAACCTTACCCATGGCTTTTTCATAACTCCACTCAATAGCCTCAACCATCTCATCATCAATAAGCCCATGCTTACTGATTGCTTTATATCTGTCATATCGTGAATTGGCTTTTTGTAGTTGCTCTCTATAATCGTCTAATTGTTGGCTTAGGGTATCGCTTATGCCTGCTGACTTTTTAGCCTCTTCTAACTCTGTCTGTAGCGTTCTTGCTGTTGTCTCTGCCTCTTTTGCTCTTGCTGATACTTTAGATATACGCTCTTTTATAATGCTTTCCATATCGCTTTTTAAAACGTATACGTTACCCTCTTCATCTTGTATGGTTTTCATGTCGGTTGCTCCTTTGTTTACATAAACTCTGCACGTTCTCTACGTATTTTTATTAATTCTGCTCTTGCCTGCTCTTCCGATAAATCAGGATACATAATCTGCATTGCCTGTATTGGACTAATTAAGCCTGCTTGTAATTTTGCTATTATATCCTCTCGGTTTGCTCTTGTCTCATCTGGTGACAATGGCAGTGATTTATAGGCTATTCTATATCCCTGTTCTGGTAGGGAAGTTCCCAAAAATCTATTTGATAGCATGGCTGATTTGGTTAATAATTCTTCATCCGCCATTCTAAAAACAGGGGCAAATTTTCTTTGTGATTCCCTTTGTGCAGACCTAGATACAGCAATAGCAAAACCTGAACGTGGGTCGCCACTTGTTTTTTGTAAATCAGCAGGAGATACCCCAGAACTAGTAGCCACTCTAAATTCATATTTTGCTATAGCCTCTAGCATCCCCTGTACATCTGCCCCAGCTTGGAATTGTCCAATTTGGGGCTGGCTGTCTTCTGTGGGTTGAAACATCAAAATACTACTTGGGTCTGTTGCTATTCCTGCTCTTCTGGCTGTGCTGTCTTGGTCTAGTGCTGTCATCCCTGATAATGTTACCCCTATTGCATAGCGTTGTGGCCAACTGCTATCTCTCAAACAGTGAGCAAACATACTATAAAAAACTGCACTCGATAAAGACCCATAGCATAATTGGCTTTGATCAAAGCTATTCCAAAGTAGCCCTGTTTTCTCCGCATGGTACAAAGTCAAGGGTAAAAAAGGTGTACCGTTACTGTCTCTGTATGGGTATGCTTCCCCTTCATATGCAGATTGACCCATATAATGTGCTGTTACATCCTCACCTATGCCCCCATCTGCCTTAGCTTCATACATTCCAAATTTAGGGTTATTCATATCTCTAATACTTATACAATCCCATACCCATGCTGGTTTACCATTTGGGGTATTACGTAACCTGAGTTCCTGATAATAATTCGGTATGTCTGGTGTATCTGGGGATGCATCACAAACTACATAATCAGGGGTTACTATCCTATATTGTAGCCCACTGTTATCTATGCTGATGTTATCAACATTGGGATTTACATCTATACGCATTATGGCTTCTCTCATACCTAGTGTATACTGCTGCATACGTTGCATCAATGGGAAGAACCCAGCAAGGTTTAGCATGTCCTGTAATTGTTCTATGCTTCCTGATGAGTTGTGAAGCTGTGGACGCTCCATATATAAAACGCTTAATTGTCTGTTTACCTGTTCAAATACATTACTGCTTAAATCAGCTGGGCCCCATGCCTCTCTTCTGTCTGTTGGTAGATGCCTGTATAGCTCATCTTCCAAGTCATTTTCCCACGTACCTTGGAGCATTCTACGTCGTAGGGCTGTATGTGACCATCTAGCATTATCTGTCTGGTTTGGTGCTTGTGGCTTCATTGGTAACATTTTAATACATCCTCAATTTTGCAGGTGCTCTATATCTATAATCTAGTGTACCCATTACGCAATATCGTAATGCGTCAATATTATGTTGAAATTTATCTCTACTTCTTTCTGATTGACTTCTCTTCATAGTCCAGTTAGTTATACTGCTAATCGTTACTTTGCAACGTGGCTGTATAAAAAACTGTTTACGTTGCATTATAGCATGTATCATACTAGCACCAAAATAAACAGAATGCCTATATTTTACTGCTGTTCTTATTGTAAATGGTAGACCCTTTGGTGGAAGGTGTAACACCCTTTCAAAGGCTCGCATCAAAATTAAATTAGACATCTTTTTTGCTTTCTTATTAGAGCTTCCCATGTGTAGATTGTCACCTGTCCAAGTACATAACTTTGGGTCTACTTGGTTCTCTTCTAACATCTGTAATATGTCTGTGGCATGTTGCTCTGGTGTACTTGTGCCCCCTATCCTTTCATCTAATACATAGATGCTGGGGGCTTGTGGGTCTTTCATGTCTACACAGCAAAGAATAGCCACTTGTGTGTTGGGCTGACTCCCATGATCTATTCCCACACAAAATCTATAATCGCCCCCTGCTGGCACAGGGCTACGGCTAATCATAGTCATAGGGTCAAAGCAATCAAATATTACACCTTGTGGAGTTACATCTAATGACCCTGTGATTCTTGCCTCTCTGTCTATGGGTAAAAAGTTTGCTGTAATATTGTCTATTTGTTCTTGTGTTAGCAATGGTTTACAATGTATAGGGGTTGTGTCCTTTACTGTCAATGATGCCCTATGTACGCTTATCCTATCTGCTTCTATCATGTCTCTAAGATATGCTACATCTACACTACCAACAGGAGTCATGGATATTGCCAATGTACCACTCTTGCCACCTGTGCCACCACGTAGCACACGTGCCAATAATTCATTAAAAACCAAAGCGTCTACAGGTTCATCTATGCATATCAAATTAGCAGTAGCAGAAGCTAACCCCAAGCCCTGATTTGCAGTTTTAATGCGTATGATACTGCCATTGTTTTTAAAACGTACTACAGGTGCAAGACCTCTAAAGCCTTTACCTGGTACGAATTCACAGTCTGGGTGTAATTCGTCTTTGGGTATCATACTATATAGCTTTGCCTGTATCGTTCTGCTCTGCTCATGACTATGAGTAACTAACCATGCCTCTATTGGTGGTGGGTCTGTTTTTAATACTGGGTGTCTGTTGAGACAGTGGTATAGCAATAATGCACAGCTCGCATAGGTCTTGCCAACCTGATTACCACCCAGAAGCATTTTTACTGGGGATGGGTCATTGATAAATGCCCTCTGTGGTGGGGTAGGTCTAAAAAAGCGTAGAGGGTCTCGTGTACTGCGTTCTTTCAAACGTAATACATTCTTAATAAATGATATATCTCTGTTACTTGTTGTATTCATAAAGCGAAGTAGCCAAACGTGGCACAAGCTCTAAAAGGTTCTCAGCTAATAAATCCTGCCATTCATCCTTTGTAATTTTATCATCGTCTTTTTTGGCTTCTTTCATGTCTTCAATGGTTTTTTTGATTTGCTCTATCACCATCTGTGATACTGCCCACCATGGAATTTTAAGTTTCATGTCGTACTCCTTTTTGATATAGTATAACAAATTATTTATAGATATTAAAATATAGGCAATTTTAATTGCCTTTGATGTTCTTTCAATCGTTTACAGGCTGAATTGTAATAGTCTGTATCTAGTTCATAAGCATCTAAGCTAAAGCCCATATCATGACAGGCTACAGCTATAGAACCTGACCCTAGATGTGTATCTAGTATTGTATCCCCTTCTTTAGCATAGTTCTGTAATATCCATTTATAAAGCTGTACTGGTTTTTGGGTGGGGTGTATTTTGCTTGTATGATTATGTTTGTGTATTGAATACTCAAAAACTTTAGCTGGTTTTTTTAAGCCCATACTAACCCATGCATATTCAGCAGATGAAAAATTATCTACAGTTTGTTTTTTATTCCATATACAAAAATATTCTGTAGGTGGTAAAATAAAATTATTAGCCCCCCATATTATCTGATTTTTACTTATTCTAAATAGTTCTAAAATGTACTCTTTTGTTGGAATAGAATTATTAAAAATAGCAGATGATTTTATTTTGTGCCTATCATTTTTTCCTATTCCTTTTTTAAAACGCTTTAGCCCATAAGGAGGGTCTACAATTGCTAAATCGTACTGGTTGTCTTTCATGTCCTGCATAGCTTCTAAGCAGTCCATATTATATATGTTTATCATGTCGGTTATTTCTTGTTTTGCATTGGGATTACATTATTAAATCTTGCCAGCTCTTCAATTATGCTTTGTCGTAAAATCGGTGGAAGAGAAATAATAGCATGTACTGTCTCTGTCTTTAGTACCTCATCTGATGCAGTATCTAAGCTGTCCGTGCTACCCTCTTCTGCTTCTATTTGTCTAATGTGTTCTAAGACCTGTACAAACTGTCTTTGTAAACTTGCATACGCTTGCCAGGACTGTGCTTCCTTTGCTTGTTTCATGGCGTCCTGTAAATCTATAGACTGCTGTTTAAAAAGTTGTATGGGTGTTGTGGGTATTGCTGTTGGTTCTTTGGTCTCTGCTTCTTTGTGCATATTATTAAATTGATTGTCTCTTTTGTATCCCCATCTTCTCTCGAGTAGCCAAGCACTGCATTTCCAATTACCGTTAACAGCTTCATTGTTTATTATTTGCAAGTTGGCTACAGCCCCTCTGGCTTCTGCTTTTTTTATTGAGTCATAAAATGTACGGTATACACCTCTAGTTTGGTTCTCTCCTTTGACCATCCATTGATGTAAAGTGTTTCTGCTTATCCCTGCATATTGACATGCCATTTGATATGTAGAGCCTACTGCTATTGCTTCTATGATTTGGTTTTTTATTGGCTCTTTAAATTTTGTGGGTCTGCCTTTTTTCATGTCGGTTCTTCCTTCTTTTCATATTTGTAAAATGTTTTATTGCCTATTGTCTCAGCTCCAATATACACCCAATCCCCATAAAATAAAAGGGAAGGTAAAAGGGTTGGGCTGAATCTTGTCCATTTATTTATTTTCTTCTGCTGCTTTTTTTTTGGCATCTCTCATATCCATATTGATAATTGATAAATCAGCATAGGCACTAAAATACATTTTTTTTAATTTGTCCTGCTCTTCTTTTGGCATGGGGCGACCATTAAAAATATATCCTCTTTCTATCATGCCCTCTCCATCTATAAATAATTTATTTTTTATTTCTTGTATTTTTTTCTCAGCTTGTTTTATTTTTTTTTCATAGTTCATTTTTTTGCCTTGGGTTGTCGGTTTTTTTTTGGAAAAAGGAGAGCCTAATTAAAAAAGGTGACGGTGTGTGCAG